AATAATGTATTTAGTGTTTACTAAACATAATTGTGCATCTTGTGAAAAGGCTAAATTACTATTAAACAGTAAACAAATACCTTATACATGGATAAACATAGAAGAAATGCCAGAAATGATACCTATAGTTAAAAGTTTAGGCGTTAAAACAATGCCAGCTATTTTTAGCTATGAAGGTGGTTATGATAATTTGGAAGCAGAATTAATGATGAAGGAAAATCCTAATGGAAGCTAAAAAGAGTGATACATTTCAGTTTATAGGTAATAATATTAAATACGCAGACTTAACTCCAGAACAAGATTTCTTATTTAATTTACTAGTTAATGCAGAACAACAAAAGTCATTACTAGTGCAGAAACTTGCAGAAGAATTAGGAGTTGAGGATGTCAGTGGTCAAAACTAAGATAGGTCGTCCTGTCGGGTCTAAAGATGGCATATCTCGTAAACGAGCAGGGCGTCCAGCAGGGTCAAAAGATAAAAAGAAAAAGGTATTAAAGCCTAATCCAGTAACAGCTAAACATGATTATAAAAAGAAGTATGGTTATATGAACTTTACCGCTATTTATGGTTTTGATAGTTATACTGAGGAATTGGTTAGATACTTATGGAAAGACCCTGAACATGAATTTGTCGCAACAGACCCTAATGACAGTAAGTTGGGTAACTTCAATAGAAGTATTGGTAACTTGTCATGGTCTATATACAGGTGGGATATAATGTCTCATGTAGGATTTATTGAAGAGGGTAGATTCCCTGTGGTAGTAGTTGCTGCCGAATACTGGGATGAAGTTAAGAAGCTACCTAATCCTCATGATGTTAAATTAATATGTTTGTCACACTGGGAGAAGTAACAATGGATGATATATTTTATCCGAAGAAGAACAACGAAGACTCAATGATTGTTAAAGTCCTCTGGACGGATATGATTGATGATGTAGCTGTTGTTTCCTATAAAGATAAAGAATATACGCTATACTGGAATGACTCATGCAGCTACTATGCTGGTGAGGTTAACGGACTAGAAGGTTACTTAGTGTAACCGCTTATCGGGGTCTCTCTGGGATGTTCCTTGGCTTATGCTAGGGGATGTCTCGGAGAGACCCCTCTATTTTTTTTTTTTGCTTAATTTTATGATAAAATAAATACTTCGCAATAATGATACAGTAGCTACGGGGGTGGGCTACGAAGAGGGGGTTGGGGGTGTAGCAATTACGAGGGTAATATCAAAGGTTATTGTCCAAATTCTATCTAACAAGCCCTATTGTATGTTTGTTGTTTGTTGTTAAATTATAATCTAAATCCTATGTGATTTATGAAAAATAATTATGATGACAAGAATTATGAAAAATAATTAAGTGTCATTAAAAATGACTAATGGAGAGCAAAATGAAAAGATATTTAAAACGCCTTTGGTGTGCTATAATGAATCGTAAATGCAGCCCAACTTGTGATTGTTTAGACAATGCTTGATGAGTATGACTTAGATAAGAACGGTAAACTAGACCCAGAAGAACGTGCTATATATTTAGAAGATAGACGTAGAATGATGGAAGATGAGGACGCTAAAAGAGATGCCCAAAGAAATATGACTTGGTTCGCATTAAGTGGCATGGTAATGTATCCTCTTGGTATTTTTATGTGTAGCCTCGTAGGTATGGATACTGCCGCCATGTTGATAGCTGATATAGCTAACATCTATGTTGTCTCTGTGTCTGCACTTGTTGGTGCATACTTTGGTTTTACCGCAATGGGAGCAAAGAAATAATGTCTCAAATAGCCACGGCAATGCTAATACTGGGATGCGTCATCTGTGGAGCAATCTTTGTGTTTACACGAGATTACACAGTAAGAGATAAGGACATTCCCAAGTATTTGTCAGGAAACAATAAACAAAAGAAGGAAGAATGAATGTTAAAGAAATTAAAATACTGGCTTAAGGTCAAACGACTGCTATTGCCTGTTGCGATAATCGCTGGAGCTTCTTCAGCACACGCACTAGACTTAGGCGGTGGACTTTCTGTAGGAGCAACTACAGACTTAAGCTACACGACAGGTTCGGAACTATGGGAACTTGACGTCACACCAAAAGTCGCTATGACTGCTTTCGGAGCATCTTTGAGTGCTGAAAGTGACATAGACATATTAAGCTTAAACACTAATAATGAATTAAAAGATATGTTCACAGGAATTGACTGGAAAGCTTCTTATGCTTGGAAAGGCATGACAACTTATACAGAAGTTTCTTCAGATGCAGACTTTGAATTCGGCAACATCACAATGGGTGTTAAGTACAGCTTTTAAATAAAAAGAGTCCTTGATTTTTTTTTAATGAGAATCAAGGGCTTTAATTTCTGCTTTTTTATGTTAAAAATGAATGGCTTATTCACGAACAATTTATTCGTTTTTAATATGGAAAAGTATCAAAAACAACTGATAATAATTCCGAAATAATATTCTAAACAACTAGGAGAAAAGATTATGGCAAATCCTAATCCCACCGTTAAAGTTAATGGCGGCAAAAGAGAGGGTGCTGGAAGACCAAAGGGTTCTAAAAATATTAACTCAATGGCTTCCGTGAAGAAGCTTGAAGAACTTGGCTTTGACCCTATAGAAAAAATGGTTGACCTTTATGGAGAGATAGAAATGAAACTTTCTAGCGGTACTATAAGAGAAGGCTCTGGGGCTTATGCCCAATTAGTCGCTACACGAGGACAACTTATCAACAACCTTATGCAGTATGGTTACAAAAGAGTTCCTGAGAAGATTGAACAGGAAATCACTGAGAAGAAGCCGATTGCTGTTAAACTAGACTTGGGAGTCACTAATGAAACAGGGAATAATCAGAACGTGGAGTAGCATTAAACATGATAATGGAGTAGCACAAATATTGCTGTATGCTCTATGGGGTTTATTTATCTCTGGAATGTATTTGGAAGACGAGTCTATGAGACTATTGGTCGCAGGGTGGGTAGTTATACAAACAACAACAATCATTATCCTTGTATGGGGTAATAAGAAATTCCTACAATACTCGTTGCTAGCTAACGTTGCTGCTTCTTGTTGCATACTAGGATTATACATAACTACTCTGTTAGTACCCGATAAAGAAGCCGTTGGTCAATTAGTTTATTATTTCAATAGCGTTGATGGGATGCAAAGAGCTAACATGGGTTATACCCTTTACGATAAATTTCATGATGCGGCTGTGTTCCTTTCCAAAGGTCTTAGCTGTGGTATGCTTATTGTGCATGGTATTTACCTTGCAAATCTCGTTCAAAGACAAGAATTAGAAAAGAAGAGGTTTAGCAATGGACGAACTTAATTTAACCACTATGATGCCACTATTCGTGGCTCTGGTAGGTTCAGCTGGGTTATGGAAGTTTCTTTCCGTAAAGTCTCAGCAAGCACATGATAGAGCAGTGCAAGACCAAGAGTCTCGTGCTCAATTTAATGACACACTTAAAGAACAAGTAGACCATCTAACTGAAAGGGTAGAAACACTAGCTAGCGAGAAAGAAAAGCTATTATTAGAAATGGGTAAGCTTCGTGAGGACTTAGCCACGGCTACCGCTACTATTAAACATTTAGAGCAAACACTTTTAATTCAACAAAGCAAATAGAGGACGACTATGATAGACCCCTTCACAGCCCTTAGTGTAGCGTCTGCTGCTGTAAGTCAAATGAGGACACTTATTACTAATGGTAGGGATGCTAGTGCTGCAATGTCTAAGTTTGCTGGGGCTTGGAGTGATATTAACTTTGCTGAAAATAAAGCAGCTAATCCTCCTTGGTATAAATCCTTCTCTCAAAGCGTTGAGAAAGAAGCATTAGAGATTTATACAGCCAAGCGAAAAATGGCAGAGATGAAAAAAGAAGTTGAAACCATGATACAATTTATTCATGGACCAACTGGTCTTGCGGAGTATAAAGATACGATTAGAGCTGTTAGAGATGAAAGAAGAAAGCATGAATACAAGAAAGAAGAAATAAAGCAAGCCATTATTGATTGGACAGTAGGCATACTTTGTTTTCTTGTTGTTGTTGGTCTTATAGGGGTAGCTATATGGTTTGTAGGAGGTAGTCAAGGTAAATGGTAGGAATGTACTCGTGGAATAATCGTTACATTGTTATTGATGAGAATGGCAAAATTATTATATCAACTACCAATAAAAGAATAGCCAGACATCAGATGATAAAGGAGAAAGAGAATGGCGAGAGCGAATCCCCGAATATGGGAGAAGGCTAAGAAAGATGCTGTGTCTAGGATGGGTGGTAAACACTCTGCTAGAGCTATGCAATTAGCCGCTAAACTTTATCGTGATAGGGGTGGTAAATACACTGGTGGTAAAGATGCTTCACAGAAGTCTATGACTAAGTGGACTAAACAAAAGTGGCGTACCAAATCAGGAAAGAATTCTGTGTTAGGTTCGGGAGCCAGTGGAGAACGTTATTTACCTACTAAAGCAATTAATAGAATGTCTAAGAGTCGCTATGCAAGGTCATCAGCCAAAAAGCGTAGAGACACTAAGGCAGGTAAACAATATTCAATTCAACCTAAAAGAAGAAGGAAGAAATAACATGCCAATGGGAAAAGGAACATACGGAAGTAAAGTGGGTAGACCTCCGAAAAAGAAAAAGAAGCCTATGAGTAACAAAGCTAAAATGGCTAAACTTCGTTCTATGAGGAAAAAGTAGCTAAAAGAAAGGTAGGCAAGTAATGCCCAAAAAGAGAATTAAAAGGTTATTCAGTTCTGTTAAAAAGAAAGCAAGGACTGCTAAACAAAAGGCTGCCCTCAAAGCGGCTCAAGCTGCCTCTGCTGCTAAGCGTAAAGTAAAGGGGAAGACATCATCAATTAAGAAAAGAGGAAGATATCTTGGCTTAGCCGTAAAAGCTAAAGCTAGAGGAAGAGCCTTACAAGCTAAGCGTAATACTAAAAAGAATGTAGGAAAAGCTTCTGCTCGTACAAAGAATATATCTGCTACAGCTAGAACCAAAGGCACTAACTTTAGAGCTTCAACAAAAGCTAAGATGGGTCTTGCTAAAGCTGTTAAAACAAAAGGTCTTAAGAATAAAGTCGTAGCTACATCTAAAGCGGCTGTTAATGTTGCTAAAGTAAAATCTGCTAACAGGAAGCGCACTATGGCTACTCGTTTAGCAAACACTAAGCGTTCTCAAGCTGCTGGCATTAAGACTAAATCTCGTAAAGATAATAGACCAACTCTAGGTTCTCTTAAGGCTAAAGCTTTAAAGAAGTATAAAGCTGCTAGACGAACAGTTGGAGTTGCTCGGAAGTTATTCTGATGGCTAAAGACCCTAGACTAATCAAGTTAGGTTTGTCTGGTTATAATGTAGCTAAGAGAACTCCTAATCATCCAACCAAGTCTCATGTTGTTGTTGCTAAAGTCGGTGACAAGATTAAGACTATTAGGTTTGGTTCACAAGGGGCTGTAGGAAGCCCTAAGAAAAAGAATGAGTCTCCAGCATATAGAGCTAGAAGATTAGCTTGGAAAAAGAGACATGCTGAAGATATTAAGCGTGGTAAGATGAGTGCTGCTTGGTGGGCTAACAAGGTTAAATGGTAATGAAAGAACTAGCAACTTTATATGTAGTTCTTGTACTATTTTTTCTTGGTGCTGCGGAAGTAGTACAGTATTTCCATTAAAGAGAGTAATAATATGACAGATATAGTTTTACACAAAGGTCAATCAGAAATCATTAGAGACCTGTTTGTAGAGCAAAACAATAGATATGCAGTAGTGTGTGCTTCAAGGGGTTTTGGTAAATCCTTTCTAGCCGCTACTGCTGCTATGTTAGCTGTACAAGAATTAATGGAGTTGGGTGACGAAGTTCCTAATAAGAACGTAGCCCTTATTGCTCCAACATACAGCCAAGCAGTAGATATTTATTTTCCTTTATTGGCGTATCAATTAGGCTTAGAAGAATTTGCTGACAAGTCTTCCAAAGCGTCTGGAACATTCTGGTTTCCAGGCAATGTTAACTTAAGACTATGGTCTTATGAAGCATCTGAAAGGATGAGGGGTACTGGGCAATACTTTGTTATTGCTGACGAGGTTACCTCTTGGAAAGGTGCTGGAATGAATTTAAAGGAATCTTGGGAATCAATCATACAACCGTGTTTGACTACTCGTTGGTCACCAGATATGCAAAATAAATTTAATGCTCCCTCTGCAGGTCGAGCATTGATTATTAGCACACCTAGAGGTTATGATTATTTCTATGAAATGTGGAATAGACAAGATACAGACGATGAGTGGAATTCTTATCACTTTACATACAAGGATTCTCCTTATACAGATGATACAGAAATTGATAGGGTAAAACTTACACTAGACCCTCTAAAGTTCGCTAGAGAATATGAAGCAAGCTTTGAAGACTCAGGTACTAATGTATTTTACACCTTTAACAGAAAAGAACACATCGATAAAACTCTTCCTAATTTTGAAGCAGATGAAGATGTACACATAGCAGTAGACTTTAACGTAGGCATTATGGCTTCCGTTGTGTTTGCTCTACGTGGTAATCAAATACACATACTAGATGAGATGCAAGGACACCCAGACACGGAGTCTCTTTGTAAAGCATTAACGGCTAAATATCAAGGACACCGTTTAATAAGTTACCCAGACCCTGCAGGTAAAGCGAGAAAGACATCTGCAGCAGTAGGTACAACAGATTTCAGCATACTACAGTCACACGGAATAGCTACGAGGGCGCATAATAAAGCACCTCCAATAATTGATAGTGTAGCGGCTGTTAACAAGAAATTTAAAAACGCTAACGGTGATATTGACATGTTGGTTCATCCTAAATGTGTTAACACAATTAAATCAATAGAGCGTACTCAATGGGTTGAAAGTAACCCCGATACAGCTAGCATTGATAAGAAAGAAGGCATAGAACATTGGACTGATGCCCTTCGTTATGCAGTTGAATATTTATATCCAGTGCGTTCAGGAACTAAAGCAACAACAAGAGGCTTTGGCTTCTAATATACAGAAGATTAAGCTAGACACCATCGTCTATGCAATGAAACATTTTACTTAAATACCAGCCGAGGCTCGTGGAAAGGAAAATATAACATGCCGAGAAGTAGAATTAACTCTCGCTCTAATGACTTGTTAAAGGACGATGGAGCAATACTTCTTTCTATAGTGAAAGGAGAACAGGTTCAATTTGAAGTTACTCTCGGATGGCTCACCAACTTAACAGGCTACACAATTACACCCAAAATTGTTGAAGCTAATGTAGTTGGTTTAGACACCGATAGTACTACTGATGATTTACCAACATCAAAACAAACTGGCGGTCAAGTTAAAACTTTAACAGTAATTGACTCGACAGTTACAGATAATAAATTTAAATTAGTAATACCAGAGGACTTAGTTGACCTCTATGTTACTCAGCCAACACCAGAGCACCCAGTATATGGTTTCTTTGGACTGGAAATTCGTGATAACGGTGTAGGAAACCAACAACAGGTGTGGAAACCTATGCGTGGATTAGTCGAGATACTATATTCTCCAAGTGAGGAGACGTAAGCTATGCCACAGTTTAATGTTTCTTTATCTCGTACAGGTGGTCAAGGCTCTAAAGGGGATAGTGTAACAGGTGCAAATATTGCCAATAATGGTGACCTCATCTTTACAGTAACTCGTGCCGATTCAACTACTTTTACTATAAATGCTGGCTCTTTAGCTGGGGCTTCCCTCAACTTAGGCCAACTAAACGATGTTACTATCACATCCAGTACAAATAATCAGGTTCCCATGTTTAATAGCGCAACTAGTAAATATGAGAATCACTCACTTACAACTTCGAAGATGACAGATATTGATAACACAGGTCAAACAGATGGCTCTATGCTTGTCTATAATAGTACATCTAGTAAATATGAAGCGACAACCCAACTAGGCGGTGGCGCAGGAACAATAGCATTAATTGGAGGCTCATTCTAATGGCAACTAAAATTATTTTAAAGAAGTCGTCTACTGGCGGCTCAGTACCCTTAACCTCCGATTTGGATAATGGGGAAGTAGCGGTTAACCTCGTTGACCGTAAATTATATACAGACAATGGTTCAACGATTGTACGTCTAGACAGTGCTTACGTTGATTCATCCGCACCATCAAATCCAGTTGAAGGGGATTTGTGGTACGACACAGGAAATAACTTACTTAAAGCATATAATGGAAGTGCTTTTGTAGGTGTCGGACATTTAAATCTTTCAGACTTAGATGATACTACTATTACGTCCATAGCTTCAGGTGAAATACTCAAGTGGAATGGTTCGGCATTTGTCAATAACACTTTGGCAGAAGCTGATGTTCAACCAGCAAGTACAACCGTAGCAACAGCAAGAGGTGCTATATCAGTTGGAACAGGTCTTAGCTATGATAGCAGCACTGGTGCAATTAGTGTTAACTCGTCAGGTGGAGGCAACATAAGTGGTAACGATACTGATGACCTTTCAGAAGGCTCAACTAACTTATATTTCACAGACGCTAGAGCATTAGCTGCTACTGACGGTGAAGTTGTTAAGTTTGCTAACCTTTATGCAACAGAAGGAGCTTTACCAAGTGCTTCTACATATCACGGTATGTTTGCACACGTACACGCTACAGGTAAAGGTTATTTTGCTCATGGTGGTTCATGGAGAAAATTACTTGACGAATCAGCCTCAACAACAGACGTTTTAACAGAAGGTTCAACAAATCTTTACTTTACAAACGCTAGAGCAGACGCAAGAATAGCAGCTGCAACCACAGATGACTTGACTGAAGGTTCTAGTAATCTTTATCATACAACAGCACGAGCAAGAGCCGCTGTTTCAGTTACAGATGCTGGCGGTGATGGTTCTATGGCATACAACAGTACTTCTGGTGTACTCACCTATACTGGTCCAAGTGCTGCAGAAGTCAGAGCACATCATACAGGTGGCACAGGTGTTACTATTACTAATGGTTCAATAGCCATTGGTCAAGCAGTTGCTTCAAGTGATAATGTTACATTTAATAAAGTAACTACAGACCTTATTGAAGGTGGTTCAACAATTACTATTGACCCTTCTGCTACAGGTGATGCAACTGGTGATGTTGTAATTGCTGGCTCTTTAACCGTTCAAGGTACAACTACTTCTGTAAATTCAAACGAAGTTAATATTGGTGATTCAATCATCAAATTAAATGCTGATGAAACAGGAGCAGCATCACAAAATGGTGGTATTGAAATTGAACGTGGTACAGATGCCAACGTGTCTTTTATTTGGAACGAATCAGACAACAAGTGGGATTTATCCAACGAAACACTTCAAAACGTTACCCTCGATGGTGGCTCATATTAATAGAATTAAAAGGGGTGGCTCTATAGTCACTCCTTCCTAACGGAAAAGGAAGCCCTATGGCAACTAAGATTATACACAAAAAGTCCAGTGTTGCAGGCTCCGCTCCATCAAGCTCCGACTTGGAGCCTGGAGAATTAGCCTTAAACTTAACGGACAAAAAGATTTATACAAAGCAAACAGACGGTACTATTATCAGTCTGGGTGCAAGTGCTTTGACTGCACTAAGTGATGTCATTGGAGGTACACCTACTGATGGCTATATCCTTGTATGGGATAACTCAAACTCACGTTGGAAATACGAAGCAGTAGATAATATTTTACCCGATACTCAAGAAGTTACATCAGATTTAGGTAACTGGGGTCTTGGCGGTGCTACCGCTTCATCTACAGGTTTTAGCATTGAAGGTACATCTACTACCCTATTCTTTAAATGGGGTTCTACCAAAGTATTTGGCTTGTCTTCTGCTGGAGCCTTACAAATAAAAGGATTTCTAAATTCAAATCAAGCTGTTGGTGGTAATACAATTACACAATCAGCTGGCGTTTGGTCTTACCAAGAAGACAATAGTAAACTTTACTTTCAATATGGCAGCACAAATATGATGTCTGTTACTGAAGATGGAGATTTAAATATAGCAGGAGATTTTAATAGTAATGCGACTGTTGCAGGAAATACCGCAACAAGCTTTTATATTAACATTTCAGGAGGACAGAAACTAGAATTAACCGCTACTGGTGACTTATCTATAGTAAGTGACTTTGATGCCGAAGCAACGATTACATAGAGGGGGATAATATGTCAGATTATAAAATAACAACATCAAACCTCTATAGCGTCACCAATGAAACAGATAAGCTTACTGTAACATTGTCAAGAGTAGGCGCACAAGGTTCAGTAGGGTCACCGATAGTTAGTGCGACTCTTAACGCAACTAGGAATTTACTTCTTACTTTGCAAGATGGAACCGTTATCGATTGTGGTGTTATACCTACAGCTTATGCTATAGGTGATTTCCACTTACAATTATCTGGTGGAGGTGACTTAGAATTTTCTAAAGCAGGTCAACCTATAATGACTTTAGATGCATTAGGAAATTTAAAGCTTAAAGGTAACATTGACGCAAACGGAATATAAAAACATTTTAATGCTAATAGTGAAAGGACACGAAGATGGCAATTAAAGTAGGAGGTACAGAGGTTATCAATGATAGCCGTAATCTCGTAAACGTAACATCAATTAATGGTACTGCTGTGACTGCAATTACATCACAGACAGACGAAAACTTTACAACCGCAGACCATGCGAAGCTAGACGCTATTGAAGCTTCTGCTGACGTAACTGATACTGCGAATGTTGTTGCAGCTTTAACAGCTGGAACAGGAATCACAATTGCCAATGACGGTACTATAGCTGCTGGTCCAATTGCTTTGACTACAGTACAAACTGCAGCTAATCAAACTGCTCATTTGGCTCTTACTACTCAAGAAGGCGATATAGTAGTTCGCTCAGACGAAAATAAATCATATGTCCGTAATAGTGGCACTGCAGGTGATATGACAGACTTTACTGTTCTAGCAACACCAACTGATGCAGTTACTTCTGTTAACGGTGCTACAGGCGTAGTAAGCTTAGCTATGGCTGATATTAGCGACACAACATTTACATCATTAGCATCAGGTGAATTTCTGAAGTACAATGGTTCAGCATGGGTTAATGACTCAGTCCCGACAATTAACACTCTTGGTGATATTGGAAATGTCACTATCAGTTCTATTGCTTCAGGAGAAGTAATTAAATGGAATGGCTCAGCATTTATTAACAACACTCTTGCAGAGGCAAATATAGTAGGTACTGCTGGCGGTACTATGACTGGTGATTTAACGTTAAATGGTTCTATTGTAAAATCAACTGCTAATGCGGTAGCTGGTTCAAGCTCTAGTACTGCTATTGACTTCACAGAAAGTAACTTCCATGTTCTTACTCTAAGCTCAAATACAACTCTTTCGTTTAGCAACCTTGCTAACGCTGTATCTTCTTCAGGCAGTATTGTTATTAAGCAAGATGGCACAGGTGGACGTTCTTTTACTCTACCAAGTGAAGCTAAGACACCAGTTAATGGTGCAACTATAGTTCAATCTACAGGTGCTAACGAAGTATCAGTTTTATCTTACTTAGTTGTAAGTTCATCAGAAGTCCTAGTTAACTACATAGGCGACTTCGCTTAATAGGAGGATTTCATGAGCAATTTCGTATTCGGGTTATTCGATAAGAAAACGTTCAGTACTACGGTGTCTACATCAAAAAGTACAACAACTACCTTCAGTACATCGAAAAACACTACAACTACTTTTAATACTACCAAGAATACAACTACAACTTTTAGTACTTCAAAATCAACTACTACTACTTTTAGTACTAGTAAAAATACAACAACGACTTTTAATACGTCAAAGTCAACAACTACTACTTTTAGTACTTCTAAGAGTACCACAACGACTTATAGTACCTCTAAAAGCACAACTACTACTTTTAGTACTTCTAAGTCTACAACTACAACATATAGTACATCAAGAACTACAACCTATTCTACAAGTTATTCTACTAGCTATACAACCACTTATAATACTACAGGTTCTGCACCAACTATAACTCCAGGCTCTTATCAAGGTGGTACTGGTTCTACATTTTATACTTGGGGTAATGCTATTGGTGGACAACATGACTATTGGGTTGTTCCTTCTACTTATACAGGTAACGGTTCAGGTACACAGATTATTGTTGATGGCTCCTATGTTCTTAACGTAAGTGCAGCAGAAAACGTGCATTATCAGCCTACATCGTATACTTCTGGTGGTGTTACATACTATAGAGGTACAATGAACGAACAGCAAGGTTCAGCTTCTGGTGCTGGTACCTATAACTTCACCGCATCTGGAGGTGCTAGCCAAAGTACAAGTAGGAGTACAAGTAGGACTACAAGTAGAAACACTTCACGTACTACAACATTTAACACTAGTAAGAGTACTACGACTACTTATAATACTACTCGAAGTACAACTACAACATTTAATACAAGTAAAAGTACAACTACAACTTATAACACTACTCGAAGTACTACGACTACTTATAGTACTAGTTCAACGTTTTCAACAAGTTTTAATACAAGTTCAACTTTTACAACAACTTACAATACAAGTTCAACGTTCTCGACTACTTATAGCACGAGTTCAACGTTTTCGACAAGTTTTAATACAAGTTCAACTTTTACAACCACGTTTAATACACAACGTGTAACCAGTTTTTATAGTTAGGAAGATTATCAGATGAAAAAAATGTTTGACAGAAAGGATAGACTAGAACGTATTGGAAATATAGAGAAGGTCACCAGTCTGGAACATCTGAAACCAATAGAAGATTATGCTGTTAATAAAATGGCTAAAATCGGAATTGGTTGGGATTATGATGTAACAGCTTTTGAAGTTCCCTTTTTCAGTAATTTTGGCTATACCGAATTTGCTCACTCGTTTATAATAAACCCTTTACAACAAGAATTACGTTGTCAACAAATAAATGATGCGTTTGAAGACGATAGTGAAAGTGACCTGTTAGATTGGACAGGTTACTTCGCTAATCGTGTTAAAAGTAAAGGTGCTAATAAGTATGTAGATATTAAACAGACTGAGTACGAAGGAAGACCACATATAATAATTCCTGTGGGTTCTAATAAATTAAAAGACACCATATGTTTAAATAAATTACTTTTTATAGTAAGAACCTATGGTAAAGAAAATGTTTATTTTAAACCACACCCATTAACAAAACATATACTTATCGGAGAATTAAAAGATGAATTAGGAGAAGAGGTTGTAATAGAACGAGACGCTGATATGTTTAGTCTTATTATGAAAGCAGATGTTATTCACACTTCACATATGAGTGAAAGTGCGGTTTATGCTATATCTTTGGATAAAAAGGTTGACCCTATTGATGTTTATAACAAAGCATCTGGTGGTTCTTATTACCCTATTAATAGACATTTGTTTAATCAACCAGACCCTAAACATTGGGTTAATAAAACTTTTAGTAATTATAAATCAGGCATATTCAATCCAGAAGTAGACCCTGATTGGAAAACTAAAATGGATAAGTATTTTGATTATATGATGGCAGAACGTGATAAACATAGATATAAGTTTGTCACAACGACAGGAGGTTAACATGTTAACTCCTATGAAAGAATTATTTCCTATACTTAAGGAATGCCCAGAGCATATATTGTGGAGCTTTATGATTTACACTGTATGTTGTCGCAATGGCAAAGAAAGTTTAACACCAGCTATAGTAGATAGAAATATAGTATGGGAAATAACTGAACTTTTTGGTAATAAATTACCCCCTTTGCCAGACATTCATGGCGTTAGTTATCACTTAGATTTAGAAAGTTGTAAAACAAACAAGATAAGATTGTATACAGTACCAATGAGAGGTATGACAAATCTAGGATATACTATAGAGAATGGCGAAGTAACAGAGTATAAGGAATACACTAATCATGACGATTATATCATGAACAAAAGATTTGATGCTGAATATAACTTTATTTCAGAGCATAAAGAATATAAAGATGGAACTCTTGAAAATTGGACTGGAAGAAAAGAAACTTATGAAATTATGAAGTTTGCAAATGGTAGTGTTCCTATATCCTATAGGACAGATGCTGACCAAACTTATCTTCATGGGGTTTTACCTTTAGGTGCATCATATCATTTATAATTTAAGGAGCTACATATGCTAGAAACAAAATATCCAGTACTAGCAAAACTAAGTACTGAACAAAAAAGTCTGTGTCACGCTTTTATACCATCCTACAGAGATGGAGTTAATTCTATTTCTATTGGAACATCCAAAACCAACGTGGAAAGCATATGCTCAACGCTAGGTTGGGAATTTCCAGACGTTTCTCAGCTTGAAAGCGATTTTTTCATGATAGACCTTGAAAGCATAGAAAGTGATGTTAAGCGAGTTTATAAGGCTTTACCATTAACAACAGACAATGATATTGCTATGATAGGCTATTATTTTGAAAATGACGTAATAACAGTAACAAAAGAATATCATAACAAACCAAACGGTGTATTACTTCAGAGATTCGTAGATGGTACGAAAGTTGATGAACACATGGAAATTCCAGGCGAACATAGCGATTGGGGTGGCCATGCAGACGTTTTAACGCATGTCAATGACATATATAATGTGCCAGTAAGCGTTACTCATCGTGAAGGCGAAAATCAATCATATATTCATGTTATGGATATGCTTGATAATTATCTATAATAAGGAAGTGGTAAGCTTCCTTGCTTGCTACTCCTATCTATAACTCTAACTAAATAGGAGCAATAATGTCCAAAAGAAAATCACGCTATGCAGTTAAGAACAAAGACAGAGAGAATAATATATACAATTTATATAGATTTAATGTCTTGCCTAAGAATGAGAAACAAGATTTATTGATTCACTCAATAAAAGCTTGTCCAATTACCGTCACCATAGGTTGTGCTGGTACAGGTAAAACTTACTGCAGTACAGGTACGATAGCTCAATTATTTACTAATAGCAGAAATGGATATGAAAAAATAATTTTAACAAGAGCTAACGTTCCAACAGGCAAAACACTAGGCCATTTCCCAGGAACTATTCAAGAAAAGATGGAACCGTGGTTAATGCCAATGCTTGAAGTATTAAAGAAAGCATTCGGCAGTGGTAAATTTGAATACATGAAAAATAAAGGACAAATTGAAATACAACCAATAGAAACGATTCGTGGACGTTCTTACGAGAATGCTTTAGTCTTAGTAGATGAAGCACAGAATCTTTGCATGGATGAGTTAAAAGCAATAACTACACGTATTGGAGAAAATACGAAATTAGTTTTAATGGGTGACCCAGCGCAATCAGATGTTAGAAATGGTCGTGACTTGGTAAATTTTTGTTATAAAGTTAGAAAAACAGGTATTAATATGCCTGTAGTAGAATTTGGAGTAAGTGATATTGTTCGAAGTGACATCGTTGCAGACCTAGTAAAGATGTTCATAGAGGAAGGTATTTAGTTTTGGATAGGGGTAGCTATCAGTTACCCCCTTCCGTTGCTCCTCGTGTCAGAGAGAGGAAGTCTTATGAAGTTTTTCACTGAAGAAGAAAGAAGTGGCGCACTAGACAAAGCCATAATAGAACTCGACAAACGAGCTAAGTTTGTAGAGTATAAACGAGGATTTAATGATTGCTTCGCATTCCTTGCCTATTACGATTTATGTTTAAGAGGCAGGTCGAGAGCTTGGAAAGCAGTCATATTTGATTGGAAATCAACAAAAGAATTTCAAGAAAAATTATATGCAAGAGGTCATACAATAAAGACCTATTTAGAATATTGCGGATATCACATTGTCAAAGAACAACCCATATTAGGCGATGTAGCATTTTTAGATGGAGCCATGATATATGATGGTAACTTTTGGGTATCAACAACAGAAACAAATCGAGGCGTGACAGAACTTATTACTACAGACCCTCGTAGAGTTCATGCCAGACCAATAAGGAGTTAACAATGGCAACAACATATCTTTTCAATGGTTCCGCTATCGTAACACCGTTTACAATCGTATCAAACGAACCACACTTTGATATGACAACCGTATCATTGAAAACACAAAGGTCTTCTCAAGGACACCAAAGATGGGAATTAGCCTTTAGTACTGTTAATACTGACACTACAGAAGTTGACGCATTATTGGGTGCTATTCAAAATTTTGACCAAGCTCAAACTATGATTATGCCACAATTACCTAGCTGTCAAGGTGACCATTTTAATACAGACCCTAATGTGTATCAAAGTTACACTGCTGGAACAACTACTGTGAGAATATCTAAAGGCGGTACAACTGGAAAGTTGCCTAAAGGAAGTTTTGTAACATTTAGTAATCATGATAAATTATACATAACAACAAATGAATTAGATTTAACAACTTTAGCAGCTGCAGACGTAGGTATTTACCCTGCCTTAAAAACAAGCGTAACTTCTTCCCATACTTTACAAACAGCAAGTAATTGTTTGCTTACGTATTACATGGACATAGATAACGCTATGGGTGTTACTTTCTCAGACGGCATACTATCTAATACAGGAACTATAAGTTTAGTTGAGGCGGTCTAATGCGTACATTCACAACAGCAGTTCAAAACATTATCAACAATGACCAATTTAAATATTTCTTTTTAATTAAATTGTCATTAAATAATACATACTACTTCACAAGTCATTGGAATGACATTACTTATGATAGTCAGACTTGGATATCAGACGGTGGTATGTTTGAAGTTGATTCACCAAAATTTTCCTCTATCCTTGACAGAGAAGCTTATCGAGTGGTTATTACAGATTTAGTAGACCAAATTGGAGATGAGTTTCGAACAGGGGTGGTGGGTAAACCTATACAAGTTTTCGTAGGATTCTTAGACGCAAATAATGACCCATTATTGGGTACAGGAGATATCATCAATATCTATTCAGGTTTTGTAGATACGCCAACTGTAGAAAATACTTGGGAAACTAAGTTAGCATCTATTGAAGGAACATCACCTATGTCAGACTTAGACTCTATAAACTTATTTATGGTATCTAAAGATGGCATGGACCAACGTTCTTCAACAGACACTTCCTTTGATAAAGTCTTTGAAGACAGCGAAATCAATATCAAGTGGGGGAAGAAATAATGGGAATAGACCCAATTAGCTTAGTAATTACCTTTGCTTCTATGGCCTATCAGCAGTCTAAGCATAAAAAGATGCAAAAACAACAGGCTGCTCGTGAGGACGAAGCCAAAGGACAAAAATTCACAGTTCGTGGACAAACTGCCCCTCTTCCTGTAGTGTATGGAAAACAAGCCTTAGGTGGTATTCATGTTGCTTATAAAGTAAGTAATTCATTTTCAGGTGCAGTCTCTAATGCAGATAAAACTTTTGAGGCTAACTTTGGCAATACTTCTTCTACAGGTAATCGTAACGAATTTTTACACGTTCAAACAGCTTTATGTCATAGTGGCATTGAATCCGTAGAACACATTATGGTTGATGATATTGATTATCGTGGTTATACACAAGAAATGAAAGATAACGATAGTAAGTTTAATCATCGTATAAATGTTCATTATACAGGTGGAACTGCTTGTGCTCATGGTACAGCAGCAGGTTTTCCAACAACTAACACCTTTACAGACACAGCATTTTGTACTTCACATTTTAAATTAAATCGAGATAACCCACAATATAGTGGTGTTCCCTCTTTAACTTTTTTGGTTAAAGGCCAAAAAGTACGTACAGTAAATTCTTCAGGTGTTTTAAGTTCGACTTATACTTATTCCAACAATCCAGCTTGGTGTTTACTTGATTATTTGCTTAATTCAACCTATGGTAGAGGATTAAGTTCTTCTGAAGTAGATTTAATGTCTTTCTATAATTCAGCACAAGTATGCGATACAGTAGTTAAAACTAATGCTCCTGTAGCTGGACAAGTTAACCAAAATAAAGCTATATTTTCATATTCAACATTAAGTGCGTTCCCTCAATCGGGGGTTCAACCTTATCAAACTGAATTTTTATATTATGCAGAAGATACTAGTACTTTATACTCTATGACTCAAAGTGGTGGTACACCAAGTTATACTACAACAACTGCACCAGCAACTAGAAATGTGCCTTTGTATGAATGTAATATGACTTTAAATACAGAGTCTACTATTCGTGAAAACATATTAGCTATTCTAGATACTATGAGTATGGCTGAATTTACTTGGACTCCTCAAGGTAAATATAAATTAGTTGTGGATTATCCACAGACACAATCAGCCGAAGATGCTTTAGTAGTTAAAACATTCAATGAAGCCAATATTATAAGAGACAAAGTTAGTGTTTCTTATCCTCCAGCTTCTGACCGTTTTAATCAAATTACAGTTCAATTTAGTAATGAGCATGAAAACTTTAAAGATGATAGTGTAACGTGGCCTCCAACAGGTTCAACTGCTCACAACACTTACTTAACCGAAGATAACGGACAACCTTTTAAAACTAGTTTAACAGCTAGAGGTGTTTCAGACCCTTACCATGCTCTTGCTCTTGCAGAGCATAATGTAAGAAAATCTAGAGACATATATACTCTTAAATTTACTGTTAATAAAGAAGGTCTAGTAATCGAGCCTGGAGATTTAATTAAAGTAGACTTAAACACCAACATGGGAATTAATAATGAAGTATTCCGTGTAGAGGCAATAGAAGTTAATAACGATTTCTCAACTACAATATCATGCTATAGATTTAATTATCAAGCACTTGCTTGGAATGCAAATGATGATGTGGCTTATACAGTTCGTGAAGAACGAGATTTTACTGTTCCAGCACCAACTAACTTAAGTTTCACAAATAGCCTTGGTAGTATTATTGGTGCGCCTGATGGACAATTATCATGGACAGCCGCAGATGATGTAACTGTTCGTGAATACATTGTAGAAGTTAAATTGTCAACAGGAAGTGATTACTCCGAATTAGGTAGAACTTTTAATACTGAATTCGATGTATCTGGATTAGGAACAGGAACTTATGATTTTGCAGTACGTGCTGTAACTTTGACAGGATTGCTTTCATCTAGAGTGTTTGCTTTAAATAAAACAATTCAAGAAATACAAACAAAAAGTATTGCAGTTATTTATGCAGATAGCGCAAATGCTGCGACTAACAACCAAGTATATACTCGTACAAACCAAGATTTTGTTGCTTTTTATGAATATGCCACAAAAGATGGACAACCTACGCTTCCAGTTACTTCTAATATTAGTTTTGAAGAATATATTGGTCCAGCTGGAGCAGACGGTGCTGACGGTATTGCAGGGGAAACAGCCCTTGTTGTCTATGCTTATAAAAGACAAAATACTTTACCAAGCACACCTTCAGGTGGTTCATACAGATGGGATACTGCGACTTTAACAGCCCCAACTGGTTGGTATTCTTCTATTCCAACAGGCACTAATGACATATATAGAGTAGCAATTTATATCTCAACTACTGACCCAACCTCATCTACACCTACCAGTATTGGTAGTTGGAATTCACCAGAATTTATGGCTTCTAATGGGGTCGATGGTGCTCAAGGTCCAGCTGGTGCGGCAGGGGCTGCAGGAGCGGCAGGAGCTAGAGGTGCTGGATGGTGGAGATATGCCACTGGTAATGCTAGTGCTACTACTGGTTTATCGGAATCGGCAATTAATGCCTTTTTAAGTTCTGCCACAGGTGGTTTAAGTCCAGCAGCTGGAGACCGTATTATTATTGTTAACACAAGCAATAGTGCTACAGGTTATGTCCGAAATAATGCAAATAGTGCATGGGCACCTCAAGCAGCTTTTATTGATGGTAATCTTCTTGTTTCAGGCACAGTGACAGCTGCAGCTATGAATGTAACTAGCCTATCTGCTGTATCAGCAGACATGGGTACGGTTACTGCAGGTGTTTTACAATCAACGGATGGTAACTTTGTTATTAACTTAACAAACAAAACAATTACAATATCAGTATAAGGAAGCCCTTCGGGGCTTTCTTCACATATTAGGAGATTAGACATGTCAAGACAGTTTCATGTAAGTGGTACTCATGGTGAAATGTTCATTGTACAAGACAACGGATATAGCACTAACCAACTAGAAACTATTGCTCAAAACCCAACCAGTTATCTAAGTAATTTGTATTTTCATACAGGCTTTGATTATATGAATTTAAGTAATACTTTTACATTATCTTCAGTAACAGCTACCTCACAATCAGTAGGTAATTTAGATGTGGAGCATGTTTTTCAAAATATTAATATGGGTAGTCATTCAACTCAACCTCGTGCTATGATTCTTGAAATAAATGGCACTAATCATGGACAGAGATACACAGAGTCTTCAACTAATTATTTTAGATTTATGATGCCAGCTTGGGATGGCTCTTCGGTGCGCTTAATCCTTCAAAGTTCTGGTTGGACAGGCACTATCCCAGCAACAACGTATAGCAATATAAAGGTGTATGTAGATGGTTGAGCGAATTAAAATTACACCAAATCGAATAATCTGTAAAGATTCTAGTGGTGCTACAACTTTTGATACAGATAATAAATATGTTAAAAACCAGTCTGGAGGTAGCTTTAAATTAAGCGGTACTGTTGAAACCCCTATGCTTGGTTTTCTTTCAGACTACTATACTCCCTCACACCCAACACCTTATCCTTTTACTAATGTTTCAGGATTTTCTATGGACGTTATGGATTTTAACAGAGACAGCTCAGGCAATATTAATTTTATAATTCCAACTTTTCCTTATGCTTTTAGTGATGTTACTAATTTAAATTCTGGAGGTACTATTGGAGCTTATGCTAATTTTTATACTAGCAATACTGCTTTAATATCTGGCATACCTTTTGGAACTAATCGATTATCAGGACAAAAACCTTTTACTTATGGTGCAGATTCCGAAATGGATCCAAACTTAAGTCCAAGATTAATCTCAACATGGGAACCTAGATATAACGGTAATAAAATGCAAGTTACTCTTACATATAATACTACGTCTCTTGGAACATATGATGTTCAATATTATTATTGGGAAAGAAATCAAATACCTCCACCTGCTTACGACTTTTTCCCTTTTGCAAGTAGAGCATATCTTGTTAATGCTGCACAGAATTTTACTGTTTCTGGTACTACTCTTGAAGATGGAGGTACATTATATGGTAGAGTGAATTATTCCTTTTTTAATTCAGCTTATTGCCTTACTAGAACTTCTGCATCATTAAATTCTGGAACACCAGCCCATAGTGCTGGCACTACTGTAAGTTTTCCTACAAATATTAGTAGTAGTTCAGCATTAGCCGCAAGAGTAAGACCCACCTCTATTGTATACCGTCACGGTTCTGTTGCAGCCAGTATGACACCTAAAACAGTTAGTTTAGGAGTAACACCATGAGTTTAAAAATTACAACAAGTAACATATCCATTCAAAATAATGCTGGTGTTGATAAATTTGACAGTGATGATAAATTAGCCTATTTAGCAAACTCTGCCAGTGGTTCAACTAGTATTGATTTGAATAATTGGCAAAGAAAAATTAATTTAGGCTTTACAAGACGGAAAACTGATATCGTTAATGTATTTATTAAAATTACTAGTTCATCAGGAGGTAGTCTTTCTCCCAATTATCATGGGATAACAATGCCAGTAACAGGTGCTTTGCCTGTTGATATAAGGAAAAGTGTTGTAAACTATCAATATACTGATACTATAGCAACACAAGAAAATTTAGAAACGTTTGTAACAGACACCCAAATTTGGTTCCAAGGAACTTCTGTAAGCCCATTAAGTCAATGGAGAATTACAGCAGCATGGCCTTATATACAAAATTTCATTTCTATGAAAATATATAGAACCTCACTAAATATAGACTGGTGGGTTTATAATTACAGACATCAAGATATATAGGAGACAAAAATGTCGGCACTTTTAACAACACTGTTACCTATGGTTGGTAACGTTGTCAATAAGGTCATTCCTGACAAAGATAAAGCGGCAGAACTAGAAAAAGAGATGACTTTGAGTCTATTACAAAGTTCAGATGCCCTTGAAAAAGCACGTACAGATATTATTAAAGCAGAAGCCTCTTCGGATAATTGGATTACATCATCGTGGAGACCAATATTAATGTTGGTTATCACGGCTATAGTAGCAATGAATTATTTGTTTACACCTCTGATTAGACTATTTTATCCAGAAATGCCAATGTTAGATTTACCAGATGAATTATGGAATTTGCTAACAATCGGTGTTGGTGGTTATGTAGTTGGTCGTTCTGGTGAGAAGATGATTGATAAGTACGCAAAAGGAAAGAAATAACATGAATAAAGCATTACCAACATATGACTGGAAATTTGGTTCTGGTTCATTAAAAAGATTAAAAGGCGTAGATGACGACTTAGTAAAAGTTGCTCACTTAGCCCTATCGTATAGCTCAGTAGATTTTGGTATTAGTTGTGGATTAAGAACCAAAGAAGAACAAGAAAAACTTGTTGCCGATGGAAAATCACAAACTATGAAGTCAAGACATCTTGACGCAAAAGCGATAGATATTGCTTGCTATGTGGATGGTAAACTTAGTTGGGATTTAGAAAACTATGTTTTAGCAGCACAAGCTATTGCAGAAGCAGCTAGAGAATTAAACGTTCCTATTCGTTGGGGCGCAGCTTGGCATACAACATTAAATGATATGGATTCTCAAGAAGCAATGGATGATTATGTTAGCTTAAGAAAAAGCCAAGGACGTAAACCATTTATAGATGGTCCACATTTTGAAATACCAAAATAATAAATAGTTCGCAATAATGATATAAGACAGGTAAATCTCGCTACCTGACAGTCTTAAAATCGATAGGCATCCTCATAGAAATATGGGGATGTTTGCCTTTTCAAAATACTTCGCAATAATGACCTAGGGGGTCTCTAATAATATATTTAATAATACATTAGATTGGTGTATGTATTATGTATATTATACTAAACAACAACAAATGATAAGGAGTAGCTAATGGCATTAGTTAAAACAGCTGCTAGTTCACATAAGCGTGGTGTAGAAACACCTACCGCATCGTATTTGTCTTTAAAACCACTATGGAAAAAATCTCGTAGTATTTTACAAGGACAAGCACATGCAAAAGCTCATGATGAATTTGTTGAGACTGACTACAGCAATTTGCTGATTCCTTTCTCACCTAGCATGACCCAAGCACAATATGAATTTTATAAAGCAGAGGCAGAACTGCCTGGATTGACTACACAATATGCTCGTGTATTGATATCTGCTCTATTAAGAAAGCCATCTCAAATGAATCTCCCCGAAGATTTATCTGATGATGTATATAATTGGCTAACGAAAGATTTTACATTAGATGGATATAGCTTGTTTAACTTTTTAGATGAAGCTATTTGGGAAGAATTACAAACATCTAGAGCATGGGTTTATGTAGATAGCCCCGATATTAGTGCTGAAGAATACGATGCAATGGACACCTTTGCAAAGGATATGATTAAGCCTTATCCGATTCTTATGAAGGCTGAAAATGTAATTAACGTACAAATTAAGTCACATCCAGTAACTAAAGTAAAAACATTATCTAGATGGGTTACACGATATATTTCAGAAGAATATTTGCCAAATAATCCTTGGCATCCAAACTATATAGACACCGTAGCAGACCATTACTTAGATGACCAAGGTAAGCTTGTTATTGATTATTATCAAAGAAAAGACCCTAATCACTCAGTAGATGCGGTTAATGGAGAACTTAGACAAGATTATCATGATGAAGTAGAGTCTGGCTTTGAGAAATATAATACAGTAACCCCTATGAAATATGGTGAACGCTTAGACTTCATTCCTGCGTGGCCTTTGAATGGTCAACTAGAACCAGTTGAACCAGTGCTTATGCCATTGGTAGACCGTGAAGTAGCTTTATATAATAAAGTTTCAAGACGTAACCACCTTCTTTATGGTGCAGCAACCTATACTCCTGTAGTTCAGTCTGATATGACAGATGAAGAATTCGAGGAGATTGTTAATGCTGGACTAGGTACTTGGTTACGAGTTCGTAAAGACGAATCCATTAGTGTTTTAGAAACACCAACAGGTGCGCTTCAAGACATGGATAGGTCGATTGAAGCAACAGTTGCAGAAATGGCTAAGATGGGTATTAGAATGTTATCACCAGAGCAAGCCGCTTCAGGTGTCGCATTAGAAATTAGAAACGCTTCTCAAACAGCGCAACTTGGTACTCTTAATGCTAAGATATCGGGCACAATGCAAGAGATTATCGCATTTATGATTAACTGGAAATTAAACACTGAATACTCAGGTAATGATATTGGTTTCCAACTATCCGCAGACTTCTCACCTATGGTTGGTGGAGAGGCAGCTATGCGTCTTGTATCTGAATGGTATCAAGGTGGCATTATTAGCCGTGACACTTTTGTGAACATTGCTAAATATAATGACTTCTTACCAGCAGATTATAATGATGAAGAGGCTACAGAACAAATCATGACAGACCCACTAATACAGGAAACACCTGATAGTGAAGTTATGATTGAAGAGTAACCCCCCAGATGGCGGCTCCTTCGGGAGTCGCTCAAGTTCTATTTAACTACTCAATGGAGTACTAGATGACTATAAATGACAACTTATTTGACCGTATTGTTGACCACATGGGAGATGTGCGACTATACGAAGAAGGTGTACAAATCACCAACAGACGTATTATTAAACGTCACAGAAAGAATTTAAGAAATCTATTAGTAAAGGATATCAGGTCTAATGTCTCACCAGAGATAAAACGATTTGGGAAGGAACTTAATTCGTCCTTAACTAACTCTGTTAAGGAGTTCTCCGCTACTCAATTAGATTTCCACTCAGATAATATTTATAAAGAAACTCGCAAGTTCTATAAAACGACTCGTCCTAGAACTAAGCAGTTATTAGCAGAAGTCACTGGACCAAATATTAAAGGTACTCCTACAATTACTAAGAACCTTAATAATATTGCGTCAGGTGAATTAGTTCGTATTCAGTCTAAAGTTAAAACTGGTTTAGCTAAAGGTATGTCTCAAAAAGATATTATTAATGATGTTATGAAAACAACAAAGATAACAGAACATCAAGCTAGGACACTTACACGAACAAGTATTACTTCTACACAAACTGCAGCACTTAATAAAGTAATGGATGATAACGAAGAAATTATTAAAGGCTATATGTTTACAGCTATCTTAGATGCTCGTACCAGTCCTATTTGTACTCATCATAATGGTAAAGTTTATGGACTAAACGAAAAGCAATATAGACCACCTCTTCATTGGAATTGTCGTTCTTCTATGATTCCTGTTTTAAAAAGTAAAGAAGAACTAGCAGAAATAACTTCGCCAAAGATTAAAAAGGGCGCACTTTTAAAAATAAGACCAGACCGCTTAAATGGCATACAACCTAGACGTCAAAGTTTTGGTGAATGGCTTAAGAAACAAACCTATGATGTACAATCTAAAATGCTTGGCACAGCTGCAAAAGCAGATATGTTTAGGCAAGGTATGTTAAAAGTTTCTGAGTTTGTTACACCAAAAGGTAAAGCATTAACTATTACAGCTTTAAGACGAAGGGCTGCTCAAGCCACTGCTGTGTTTAATCCTAAACAAATACAGCGTGAACGAGGTGTAAGAGTACAATCTCGAACTCCTAATAGTTTGCTTAACAATCCGAAAAATAAAGATGATTTGAGAACTTTGTTTTTGTTAGACGCAAATGACTATAATAGTCCTATGGCTCTAACAGATTTCAAAGGTACATCTTTGGTTGGTAAACAATCATCTCGTAGGCGAGTAGGTAATGTTTTTGATGAACGTAACTTTTCAGCAGACCCTGTAACTGGCGAAATAAAGAATAATTTAATATATGAACCTGATTTTAACTTATATCAGGAACGTATTGACTTTATGCGAAGAAGTAAACTTCTATCTAGTGAACAAAAAGACTATATAGAAAACTTTGTAGCTGGTTTGGATGACAAAATATCTGTTAATCAACAAACAGTAGTAATAGAAAACCTTCGTGTTGTACTAGAACGTTATGCTAAAGACAAGAAACCTTGGGATGATTTTGCTAGCGTTGTACGTGCTGAACACAGATTTGCTGTTCAAAACGTTTCTAGATTATTGGATACTCGTAGTCGTCAACGTAATCAAATGTTTATTTCATACTTATCTAAAGACACGCCTCAAGTGCAAATCATGGGTAAGTATTATACTTTCGATGAACTATCTAAAAACAGACTTAAAGACCAAAGGTTTGCTAAAGATTGGGATAGAAAGTTTGGACGTAAAATAGCTAATAAAGCATTCTATAAAGGTCGTGCTCCGCTTAGAGCATACTTTACTAGAGTTACTGATAAGTATATTGACTTAAATAAAACTAAACAAAGACTTCTTGACAACGTTATCCCTTTACGGAGAGAATTAAGAGAATTTAAGAAGAAGTTTAAAAGAGAACCTTCAGATGGTTGGTGGATAAACACCACTGGTAAATACCGAGAAACTTTTAGAAATATAGTAGATTTAGAATTTTTACAACGTAGAAAAACTGCTGCTTTTAGAAATGACTTGGCTAAGCAAGAAAAGACAATGTTAAAAATTGTTAGATATATTGCAGAAGGTAAATCTACTGATTATGATGCTTTGGCTATTAAAATTGGTGATATTTTAAATGAAGACTTTCCTGACTTAATCCCAGGCTTTTCAAGCACTATTGCTTCTAAACATGCGGAAGGCTCTAAAATACTTGAGTTTTTAAGAGAACAAGGAATGATTAAAATCGGCTTTAGGGGTGTTGTAAGACGAGGTGTTTATGATGTAGACACTGGTAGAGCATCAACAGGTTGGGGCGATACGGTATCTCGTGAAGTTAGAGTTGTTAACAAAGATATGCTTGCCTTACAAGAAAATGAAAGAAGACTTTTCATTTCTCAAAGAGTAGGTATTGTCAATAAACGTGACAGATTATACGTTAGAGCAAATAAGAAAACATTCTTTGATGCTCGTGGCAATGACACAGGTATTCCAGTTGTTTCAGCTAGCAAATTTCCTGACTATGACCCTAAACAAATAGATGGTGACATGGCTTCAATGCTAAATCATGTGATGAGCGTGGAATATGAAGTTGATGATACCTTTGCTGGCTTTATGGATGATTTAGTTAGATTCCGTGACCCTCGTGGTAATGTGAGAAAGTTTGATGACTTAAACTATTTTAGACAAGCAATCTTAACTCGTGGAGAACAAGGTTATAGTCTGATGTCAACAATTAAATATCATAGACAACGTGGTAAACCTTTTACAACAGGTGTATTTATTGACTCTCGTGGTCGTGTATATCATCGTGGTTATCTTACTCCTACTGGTGGTGAATTAGTTAGACCATTTCTTAATTCAGCTAAGTCTGTAAATTTTAGTCCAGAGGCATATAGAGAACTTAGAATACAGATTGGTGCTATGCTTGGCCTCGATACTGAAACCCTTACTAACTCAGGTCGTTTACGTGCTTTCGAAAGAAATAAAGAAGAACTTCTTAAAATTGGTGAAATGCTGTCTGCTACTACACAAAGAGATAGACGCATTAGACAATTTCTCGAACATCCTATTATACAACATGCTGGAGATGAACCTGCAGAAATCCCTAAGATTGCAAGATTAGCATTAGAATATTATCGTTTACATAATCATGTAGATGGCGATTTTAATAATATAGCAAAACTTAGAACTTATAAAACTAAACTAATGATTGAAAACGATGCTTCATCAAGTGGAGCACAAATTATTGGTTTATCTACAGGTGACCGAGCTATTAGTGAACTTTCTAATGTTGTACAAACACAACAGAAACAACGTTTATATGACGTTATTGCCCAGAGAACTATTGATGACCCAGACTTTCGTAAAATTGCCTCATTAAGAGATGCTGGCTTAACTTGGAAAGATTTAGCTAAAGGTGCTAAATATCAAAACATGGTTACTTTTTATGGTGCTGGAGAAGCAACTAAAGCGGCTAATGTTTCTAGAGGTGTTGCTAAAGTTTTAGAGAAAAAAGGATTTATAACAGTTACTAAGGCAGACCTTAGTGAACAATTAAGAACAATCGATAATAAAATTAAACAATCGCAAAAGCTAGGTGCTGATGCGGTAGTTGCAGATTTAACTGCATTTAGAAAAGAACTGGTGGAAACTGTTAATAATGGCTCCCCAGTACCCAGAACTTTACTTAAAGAGGCTGCGGAGATACATACTGACACTGAAGAATTTGTAAACAAACTTTATAATAATAGAGTTGGTATAGTTGGTCCAAAAGATTTCGATGCTATATCAAGAATCATGTCTAAATATCTTGAACAAGAAGCACCTGTCACTGGACAGTTTATTAAGTTTTGGAAAAGTGCAGCAAGAAAATACGTTGAGGATACAGGTAATGTTGATATACCTTGGGTTACTTTCGATGGCAAAGTAATGATGCAAAGATATCGTCCTCCTGTTCAACAACGAATAGAGTTTACAGACCCAAATACTGGGCGTAAAGTAAGAAACATCTACGAAGGTAGAGCGACAGATGGCAAGATGAAGGGTAAAGCTGACCTTGCTAATGCTGCTATTGGATTGGGTGTTAATGGTAACCACAGCAACGATGCTGTGATTGTGCGGAGGTTCCA